AGGTGAATTCTTCGTTGGGAGATATGGACGAGAAGGCGATAGTGGATCGTATTAAAAACTTTAGATCATTGATGGAAAAGAAGAATACATATGAGCGCGCCCTTTCTAATCTAATTGTGGAAAAAGAGAGAAGCAGTTCTACACTTAAAGATATTAACGGCAAGATTTCGTTGCTAGAAGATAAGAAGCAGAAGTATTACGAGAACGAGAAGATGGCAGAGGAAATTGGAAAACTTGAAAAGAAGCGTAGAGCATTTGAAAAAGATTTATCTACTTCCAAAAAGAGCTTGAAGGCATGTGAAGGCAAGATGTATGAACTTATGGAAAGTAGGGGAAGTTGCGAACAGCGCATCATCTTTTTGAGCGAGCGTATTGAAGATCGTAAGAGGTTGCGCAATCAGTATACGGCTTATGATCTATTTAAAGTATGTATGGATAACAATGGCATTGGTTCAGATATTATTAAAAAGTGCCTTCCTCTCATTAATGAGGAAGTCGCTAAGATTTTGGTGGATATTGTTCCCTTCGAGATCTTCTTTGAAATTGAAGAAAGGAAGTTGGAAATATATATTCGTCATCCCAAGCACGAGCCCAGATTAATAGAGATGGCCAGTGGTGCTGAGAAGACTATTGCGGCCATGGCAATTCGTCTCGCGCTTACGAAGATAGGAAATTTACCAACCAGTGATATATTTATATTAGATGAACCTGCAACCGCATTAGACTCAGAAAATATGGATGGATTTATTTCTATACTAGAAATGTTAAAAAATCAATTTAAAACTGTTATACTAATATCTCACCTGGATACTTTAAAAGAGTGTGTGGATAGCGAGATTGTTATCGATAAAAAGAATGGGTTCGCCCACGTTGAAATATAGGAGAAAATTATGGTAAAAGAAAGAGAAGACGAATATTCGTTTCCTGCGGGACAAGAAAAGCGAGATCCTAAAGGGATGTTAGACAAAGGAGTGGCCAAGTTGGTGAGTCGCAAGTTGCTCGTATGGGGAACCGCGACAGTGGCATTATTTAGCGGAGCAGTACCAGCAGAGCAGTGGGTAGAGATCTGCCTTCTCTATATTGGTTCGCAAGCGGCAGTAGATATAGTGTCCGCCTACAAGGGGTCGTAATGGTTCAGTGGATAGCACTTAAAGCGCTTTTAAAGAAGTCCTACATCTGGGTGAAGACGTATTGGTATGTCCCTCTCAGCCTCTTGTATGCCCTTATAACGTGGTTCTTCTTTAGGCAGAAGGCATCAATGATGATAGACAATCTTCATGAAACTCGCAAGGCACACAAGAAAGAGGTTGATATTATTAATAAAGCCAAAGAGGAAGAAGTAAAAAACATTACAGAAAAAATTGATGTCCATTTAGAGCGCGCCAAAGAAGCAGAAAAGAGATTTAATACTAGAAGCGAAGACATATCTAAGAGAACTGATGAGCGCACCGAAGAGTTAAGAAAGATGGATAACGAAGTGCTCGCCAAGGAGTTAAGAAAGATGGTGAGCCGGAGGAAAAAATGAAGTTTATAGCACTATGCACGGTCGTGTTTTTTTCTTTTGCTTCTTTTTCTCAAGAAATTGTTCCCATTGATAAGGGCTCCAAAGCACCTTTCGATGGCGTCCTGTTAGATAAGGCGGCCGCCTCCGAAATCATTTCTAAAGATGAAGTAAGTAAAGAGGACTGCGATAATAAAACTGATTATGCAGTATCTAAGGCAACTAACTCTTGCGTATTGAAGAAAGATATTGCTGAATCTTCTTTACGTATTGAGCGCGAAACGAATAAAAAACTTATCATTCTCAAAAATCAGGAAATAGATCGTCTCAACGAGAAATTAGACAAGGCGGGTACTGATTGGACATCGCTATGGTTTGGTGCAGGAACAGTGGTAGGAATTGCGATGTCCTTAACTATATTTTACTTATCTATACAGACGGTAAATGGAGCGACGCCTGAGTGACCAAAGATTATGACAAGATTGCTAAGATGGAACAAGCGATTAAGAAGAAATATGGGGACGAGGCGATTCAAAATCCTCTTTCGAGTTGGGATCAGAATAAAGAAAAAGAATACATTAGTCAGATCAAAGCCGTTTCTAAGATCGAGAAAAGCAAGACTAAGAGCGAGAAGGAAGAATACAATGGTTTTTTAATGGATAAAAAACTACTTACTAAAGATAATAAATCTGTTTGTCCTGTCTGTGACGAATACTCTTTTAGTGTCCGCGATGATGTTTATTTTAATAAATGGGATTGTTGTTACGGATGTTTTATACGGTGGGTGGAAGGGAGAGAAGAGCGTTGGACACAGGGATGGCGACCAGATATAGAGGATGATGGTGATAAGTCAGAAGGTAGATGAGCTGATGAAGATGGTTTCTCTTTTAAAAAGAGATGCCGAAAAGTGTGATAGCGGGAATGCATCTGCTGCTACAAGGGTGAGGAAAGATTTGATGAACTTAATTAAGGTGATGAAAGATATTCGCCAATCTGTTTTGGAACAACGAAAGGAGAAATTATAATGGCAACTGCGGAAGAAATTGCAAGAGGTATATCACAAGTCATGGCAGATTCGTATGATGGCGCCGCCGACGAAGCGGGAAAGCCTTTAGATATGGGATTGAAAAGAGGCGTCTACGACGTGAAACTTAAAGATCCTCGTGTTAATGACGGATTTGGATTATCGTTGAGTGGTAATCGCCTTATCGTTAATTATGAGGGAGAAGTTTCCATGAAAGAACTTAAAGATAAAAACTTCGAAAAGGACGTTGAGCAGACTTTAGCGGATGTTCTTAAGTTCGTGAAAAAACACTACAAAAAAGTGACAGGCGACACACTTAAGTGCAAGCCAGATGGAGAAGTCAGCATAAGCGTTCAAACTACAAGCCGAGTACATACGTGGGTGGAAGCCCACATGCACTATGAAATTCAGGGCATGGAAGGTGTCGAGATGAGGAACCCTAGTGGCGAAGAATTATGCGATAAATCGATTAGAGACTGGTTGGCGCTAGGTGGAAACTCTAAAAAGCCTAAGAATGTTACTCGAAAAGAGGAGAAGTCTTCATGAAAATTTCGCCTGAGCGCATAAAGCAGATTATCAAAGAAGAGGTGTCACATGCTCACGCTCACGGCCACCATCAGCAAGACGACAAAGAAGGTGCGCGCATGAGGAGACACCTTCACAGAATAAATGGTCTTGCTGAAAAACTAGATCCTCTTTTCGAAGACGACGGGGATGTGCCCGAATGGGTTCAGGAGAAAATTGCAGTGGCGGCCGCAATGCTACAAACCATTCTTGATTATAAGAACGGCGAAGAGATAAGATAAGAAGTAAGTAAAATGTTATGGCATATCATATTTCAAAAAGCGAAGTTAAAAAAGAGATCACTAAGTGCGGTAAAGACCCGGCTTACTTTTTAAATAATTATGCTAAAATCTCCCATCCTGAGAAGGGTCTGATTCCTTTCAAGACATACGATTTTCAAACAGAACTTTTAAAAAGCTACAATGATCATCGATTTAATGTTATTCTAAAGGCGCGCCAACTAGGAATTTCAACTATTACTGCTGGCTACGTTGCGTGGCTAATGCTGTTCCGGCGTGAGAAGAATATTTTAGTGGTGGCCACCAAATTTTCAACTGCTGCCAACTTAGTGAAAAAAGTTAAGGCCCTTATCAAAAATATGCCCGATTGGATTAAAATCTCAGATATTAATGTAGATAATAGAACGGCGTTTGAACTTACCAACGGGTCGCAAATTAAAGCGTCTACAACCTCTACAGATGCAGGCCGTTCGGAAGCACTATCTTTGCTTGTTGTAGACGAAGCCGCCCATGTTCCCGAGCTTGAGGAAATGTGGAAAGCACTTTATCCCACTCTTTCAACGGGAGGTAGGTGCATCGCCCTTTCGACTCCTAATGGAGTAGGCAATTGGTTTCACCAAACGTATGTGGATGCAGACGAGGGAAGAAATAGTTTTTTTACCACCAAATTACCATGGGATGTGCATCCTGATCGCGACAAGGACTGGTATGAGAAAGAAACTAGAAATATGTCGAAGCGTGATATCGCTCAAGAATTGGAATGCAACTTTAATATGTCTGGCGAGACTGTTATTCATCCCGCAGATATACAGAGGATGATGAAGGCCGTGCGAGATCCTAAATATCGAACCGGATTCGATAGAAACTACCATATTTGGGAGGAATACCAGCCCGGAGCAGAATACCTGCTAGTCGCAGATGTTGCCCGCGGCGACGGACGAGATTATTCTGTTTTTCACGTTATTAAGCTAAACACAATGGAAATTGTGGCCGAATATCAAGGTAAGCCAAGCTTAGATATGTTTGCTAATTTACTTAATTCTTCGGGCCGCGAGTACGGCGAGTCTATGCTGGTGGTGGAGAACAACAATATTGGATTTAGTGTGCTGGAAAAACTAATCGATATGGAATATCCGAATATTTATTACTCAATTAAGTCAACCCATCAATACATTGACCAAATTACTGCGGAAAGTACGAGTAACGCGGTGCCCGGATTTACTACTTCGTCTAAGACAAGGCCGCTTATTGTAGCTAAGATGGAAGAATTTATAAGAAACAGTGCGATCACTGTTTATTCTGCTCGCACCATAAGTGAGTTTAAAACTTTTATATGGAATAATGGGAAGCCCGAAGCAATGCGCAGTTATAATGATGATTTGATTATGAGTCTAGCAATTGCTTGTTGGATAAGAGATACTGTAATTACTTCTTCTAAAAAAGATATAAAATATACTAAAGCCTTACTAAATAGTATGATATGCGCAAACACACAGATGAACACTACCATTAAGGGAATGCATGGCTATAAGAGAGACGGAATGTTAGATCAATTAGATGATCATAAGAAGCAATACTTAGAATATGATTGGTTATATAAAGGATAAATAATATGGCAAACAACAACCAAAACCCGGCGAATTCAGAGTCAACGTTATTTAGAAGACTAACTAGACTCTTTTCAGGGCCCATTGTCACTAGAAAAACTCAAATGATCCGTAACCAGCGGAGACAAGATTTAGATAAATTTAGGTTTAAATCAGCTAGCGGGCAGAATTTTAAGAAAACTACTTATAATCCTTTTGAAAGTATTAATTCTACTGCAATTGCCAACCAGCAACGCGCCGAAAGGTATATAGATTTTGATCAAATGGAATATATGCCTGAGCTAGCATCTGCTTTAGATATTTATGCGGATGAAATGACCACCTCTACCTCTTTCGAGGAGATGTTGAGAATTAAGTGTCCTAATGATGAAATCAAGTCCGTGCTAGATACTCTTTTTCGTCAGGTTTTAAATGTAGATTTCAATATGTTTGGATGGTGTCGCACAATGTGTAAATATGGCGATATGTTTTTATATCTGGACATCGATGAGGGAGTGGGTATCAAAGGTGTTGTCGCATTGCCGACCAACGAAATAGAAAGGTTGGAGGGAGAAGATCCTACCAATCCTAATTATGTACAGTTTCAATGGAATAGTGGTGGCATTACGTTCGAGAACTGGCAGATGGCGCACTTTCGAATTCTTGGTAATGACAAATATACGCCCTATGGATCTTCTATTTTGGAACCTGCTCGAAGAATTTGGCGCCAACTCGTTCTCTTGGAAGATGCGATGATGGCATATCGCATAGTGCGATCACCTGAAAGGCGCGTGTTCTATATTGATGTAGGAGCTATAGCCCCAGAAGATGTAGAGCAGTATATGCAAAAAATCATTACTAACATGAAGAGGAACCAGGTGATAGATCAAGAAACAGGCCGTGTTGATTTGAGATACAATCCTATGAGCATCGAAGAAGATTACTTTTTGCCGGTAAGGGGCGGTAATAGTAATACTAAAATAGACGCTTTGCCGGGTGGAACTTATACCGGCGATATAGATGATGTTAAATATTTGAGAGACAAACTATTTTCCGCCATTAAAATTCCGCCTGCGTATCTTTCACGCCAAGAGGGAGCCGAAGATGATAAGACCACATTGGCCCAAAAAGATATTCGATTCTCCAGAACAGTTCAGCGTCTCCAACGCGCCGTCCTAGCAGAGTTAGAGAAAATAGGTATTGTACACTTATATACATTAGGTTTTCGAGGAGATGATTTGATATCCTTTGATTTGTTTCTAAACAATCCCTCAAAGATTGCCGA